CGAAGGCGAGCCCTTTCTGGAGATATCCAGGAAAGGTCAGGTGCTATACTTCGGTAAGTTCGTTCCGAAGCATCGCCTGTCAAAGCGGTTTTCTCGGTACATCCGAGTCCGCTTAATCTTCTTCCGTAAGTTTCGCGGAAGGGTTCTACGGTTTTCCGTGCGGGTTAATAACTACGTCCTCTTACGAGGATTAGTGGTTATCCCTGCATGGAGGTCGTACACGAAGCGTGTTGAGCGAAAGCTTACACGCCGCGCTCGTGCCAGGCCTTTTCGTAGACCTGGTACCTTACCTCGAAATAGATCCGCTCGGCAGAATGAGTATCACACCGGGATTGTTCCATATCTGGCGTACAATGGGACCACGTTCTCCAACAATGGGAACGAAAGTTATCCACAGTATACCAGGGAGTTTTCCTCGGTGCGGACTCCAAACTTTTCCAAGCTAAGATCTCTAGGTAAGTTGCCTGTCAACTCCTACCACTTGTGGTTGATGGTTAACCGCGACTATGGTCGAATTGAGGAGAAGGAGTACCCAATCTCCGGTCTTCAGTTTTACACCATGCGGCTCCATTCTTATTACAGTGGTTTCGGGTCGTCAGACTTTGGACCATCTCCCAGCATTGCACATTCAACCGTGCAGCGCAATCGGGCGATTGAGAGGCTCAAGGACCGCGTGATTGGACAGACTCAAAACCTGTCTGAGACCGTGGCTACCATGAACCGGACGTTTGATCTAATCGGCGGAAACGCCAGGAAGATTGCTACGTCTATCGGCTACCTTAAGAAGTTTCAATTCTCAAAGGCGGCGGATTCTCTTTTTGGAGCGTCGCAGAAAAGATTTCGTCCGAGAGGTAAGCCTTCGGCCTCAAAGAGCCTAGCCAGTAATTGGCTAGAGCTGCAATATGGCTGGAAGCCCCTCCTGAACGACGTCCATTATGCGGTTGAGGCCTTAGGAAAGCTTCAATTAAAAGACGTTTCCATTGGTTCTACGAGTGCCTCTGCGACTGAAGAGGTCCGGGAGAGTCATTTTCTTCACCCGAATAGCATCGGTAAGCCGCCGACCACTGGTTTCTGGAATAAAACCTCCAGGACTACGTCCAGGTTTGTCGTTCGCTATAGGGTGAGCGACCCTTTTCGGGCTTTCATGTCGCAGTCGGGTTTTACGAACCCCGTGTCCCTTGCATGGGAACTTATTCCTTACTCCTTTGTTGTAGACTGGTTTCTACCCATCGGGCCCTACCTGGAGTCGTTAGACGCCTGGGGTGGGCTTCAATTCCTTGATGGGAGTGAGACTACGTTTACGCGTGCGAGTTGGGACTTTTTGGAGCATTACTCAGGCTTTACGCACCCAGATGGGGACGTACATACCGAGCCGCTTGTCACTCGTCGTGGAAGGTTCACCTCGGACCAGGTGCTGTTCGACCGGGGAAAGCTTAACGGCTTCCCTAGCCCGAACGTGCCGAAGTTCAAGAACCCTTTTACGATAGGACATGCCTTAAATGGCATAGCGTTACTCGTAACCGCGTTCCGTCGCTAGTGCAACTTGAGTTTCAGGGCTGCTCCTTCCGTTTCAATCGAAAGGAAATTTCATGTCGGCTTTTGGCCAAGTGAAGCTGTTCACACAGAGAGTGTCCAACGATGGGCTCGATTTGCAATCGGGCTACACGAAGGGTCCTCTTGTGAAAACCAACTCCAACACGGTTGGGGTGAACAGAACGTTCGACCCTATTGGCTATGTCCGTCCAGGTGTCGCGCGATGGGAAGACCGATCCGATGGAATACAGGTCGGCTATCCCGTGATGGAACTCTCGGTACGTAGGCCCGGAAACGGGTCGAAAGTATCGAGGGTTACATTCACGCTCTCCTTGCCCACACTCGAACAAACGTCTGCGTCGACGGCTTCTGGCATTCAGCCAGCCCCGACTCGGGCGTACGATCATCGAGTGAAGGTGGAGTTCTTGTGTCCTGAACGGGGTGCTCAGTGGGAGCGAAAAGCTCTCATGCAGGCCCTCATTACGGCACTTGCTACCACCGTTAACGCCCTCGACGACGCACCAAGCGATACTACTGCATCGCCGGTGTACGACGCGGTCGTTAACTTTGAACAACCCTACTAGTTCGTAGGGTTTCCCCGCTCGAAAGGGCGGGTTTGTTCAACAAGGAGATCCTATGAATCTATCGATCCACAGGAGTGGAGGCCGCTCTCGCGGCTTCCAGACATACCGCGTTCCGGATGGGCTAAACCCAACGGTGATCAAGGACTACCTCGAAGCCTTGGATTGTCCAAGGGCCCTTTCAGTTTGGCTACTGTTCTCTTCTGGAGAGCATGACCAGCTGACGGAGCTCGAGTTCGATCCTAATCAGTATGTCGACAAAGACGTACTGAGGAACTCCTACTTTGCCACCAAGTTCTTGTCGAAGTTTGATGGTCTTACCACAAGCTTTGATCGGGATGAAGTGGCTCTGAGTAAGTTCGCAAAATGCGAGCTCGCTTGTGGAGTTGTCAATAAACGCTTTCGGAACCTGTCTACCGACTCTCTTTTTAAGGGACCGGTCGTCTGGCTGCATAATGCAGTCAAGCGTAAAATACACAGGATCCTTGGCGAATTTGACCTTGAGGAGTTTCTTGAGTCCCCAGACTGGGGTCCTGGTGCCTCTACGCTGATAAAGCGACGAGATGCCAGTTCTCAAGAAAAGTTCCAGCGTGAAGCTGGGATAACGCGCGACCTCTATCACCTGTTTCCGATGGCTAAGCTCGGTGAGGTTTACCCCCACTGGGCCAGTCACTTGCAGGATATGGGAGAAGCTTTTCCCACGTTCTGCGTCGGCAACAAGGTTGTTACTGTCCCTAAGGACAGCTCGACTAATCGTGTAATTGCCGTGGAGCCAGGAATTAACCTCTGGTTTCAGAAGTCAATTGGCGACATGATTGGTCGACGCTTACTTAGGTTTGGAGTTGATCTCAAGGATCAGTCCAGAAACCAGCATCTTGCTTATTTGGGGAGTAAAACCTCCGAGTTGGCAACTGTTGATTTCTCTTCAGCTAGTGACACCATTTCGACCGCTGTTGTAGAGGAACTCCTTCCTCTGCGATGGTTCGTCGTGATGGACGCTAGCCGCTCCAAATACGGTTTGTTGCATGGCAAGACTCAGAGATGGGAGAAATTCTCATCTATGGGGAACGGGTTTACCTTTCCCCTTGAGTCATTGATCTTCTACGCGTGCGCAAAAGCATGTGTGGAGTATCTGCACGTTGATGAATTACCTGTCAGCGTGTTTGGTGACGACGTTATTCTGCCGTCATCGGCCATGCAGCTATATACGGAGCTAGTGTCTTTCTACGGCTTTCGCGTTAATACGAAGAAGTCGCATCACTGCGGCTTCTTTCGCGAGAGCTGTGGCGCTCACTATTACTCCGGCTTCGACCTCAAACCAGTGTACTTTCGTACACCTCTCCAACGTGTTGAGTCTGTTTACAGACTCGCCAACGCTATCCGTCGCCTGGCGTTTCGGCAGGGTTCATCACTCTGCTGTGACGTTCGGTTTAGGACGTGTTGGAATCGCCTAGTCCAACAAGTGCCCCAAGGCTTACGCCTAAGGGTGCCTGAAGGATTCGGTGATGGTGGTTTCGTCTGCAACTTTGACGAGGCCACTCCCGGCCGTTTGCGTCATGGACTGGAGGGATTTGCTTTCCTCCAATATTCTGACGTTGGCCGTTACCGCGTTATGGAGGAGCCCGGCTACCTACTTGCTGAGCTCTGGCGTTTATCGAAGCGGGCCCCTAGAGGGCCTACAAACCGTCACTGGCTCAAAGCGATTGCGGAGCTGACTGATACGGATGTGGGGATTGCCGGTAGAAATGCCGTCCACCTCCATGTCCCTCGGTATCAGCTCTGCAAGAGTCAGTGTAGGCAGTGGCCTGACCTAGGTCCTTGGTTGGATCTAGGTTAGGATTGGTCGACCCTCCCCCTTGTGGGGGGAGGATTGTCCGGCATTCGCCGGTGGACGGGCTGCCTTGCC